GTCGTTTTTTCGCGCCGTCGAGTTTGGAAACCGAGTTTTACGATGCCGGGACCTCCGCGCAGACCGAACAACCTGAAGGTGATCGCCGGGACGACCCGCGCCGACCGCGAGACGCCCGCCGGCGCGGAGCTCCCGCTCCTCGCGGAGACGCCGCGCGCGCCGGATTGGCTCCCGAACGCTCACGCCGTCCGGGAGTGGGACCGGCTCGCGCCGATGCTCGTCGCAAACAAGCTGCTCGCGGAGGCGGACCTCTCCGCCCTCGGGCATCTCTGCGCGCTGCACGGGAAGATCGTCCAGCTCTGGACCGCCGGCGAGACGCCGACCGGCCACCTGCTGGCCCAGTTCAACGCTCTTGCGTCCGCGTTCGGCCTATCGCCGGCGTGGCGATCGAAGGTGAAACCGATTGGCGATAAGGACTCCGGCAACCCGTTCGCGAAGTTCAAGACGCCGAGCTCGCCCGCCCTCTGATTACGTCTCCGTCGCGATCGCCTACGCCGAGGAGGCGGCGGCGGATACGCGCGGGCGGATCGTCGGGAAGTGGGTCCGGCTCGCGGCCAAGCGATTCCTCGCGGATCTTAAGCACGCGCAGGGCAAGCGGCCGAGGTTCTTCTGGTCGCCCGATCAGGCGAACGCGGCGTGCGAGTTCATCGAGCAGCTGCCGCACGTCGAGGGCGTGTGGGAGACGCCGACGATAACGCTCGAGCCGTCTCAGGTTTTTTTCGTCGTCAACCTGTTCGGGTTCCGCAACGCGGACGGGTCGCGGCGGTTCACGACGGCGCTGTTCGCGGTCGCCCGCAAGAACGCGAAGTCAGCGCTTGCGGCCGGCATCCTGCTCTACGTTTTCTGCACCGAGCCGGAGGTCGGCCCGCAGGTTATCTCCGCGGCGACGACCGGGCAGCAGGCGCGGATCGTCTGGGGCGTCGCCAAGCGGATGGTCGAGAAGCTCTCGCCGCTCCGGGAGGCTTTCGCGCTCGAGCCGTTCGCGAACGCGATCGCGCGGTACGAGAACGGCGGGACGTTCAAACCGATCAACTCGAAGGCGTCGACGCAGGACGGCTTGAACCCGAGCGCGCTCTGCTTCGACGAGCTACACGCGCACAAGACGCGCGACCTGTTCGACGTCCTGCGGTCCGCCGCCGGCGCGCGCAAGGCACCGCTGTTCCTCTACACGACGACGGAGGGCTACGAGAATCCCGGGCCGTGGTCCGAGGTCCGGCGGTTCGCGTGGCAGGTGCTCGAGGGCGTAGTCGAGGCGGATCACTTCCTCGCCGTCTACTACGCGCTCGACGACGCAGACGACGACTTCGACGAGACGAAGTGGATCAAGGCAAATCCGCTCCTCGGCGTCTCGGTCTCGCTCGCGAAGCTCCGCGAGTACGCGACGGAGGCGAAGGCGCAGCCGGGGACGCTTGCGGAGTTTCGGATCAAGAGGCTTAACCGCCCGGCCGCAGCCGCGGAGGCGTGGGTCGATCTCCGGAAGTGGAAGCGGTGCGGCGGCGAGGTAAAGCTCGAGGAGCTCGTCGGAGCCCGCTGCTGGGCCGCTCTCGACCTCGCCTCGACGAGCGACCTGACCGCGTGGCGTCTCGTCTGGGAGCGCGAAGGCGTGTTCTATACGTGGGGCCGCTACTGGGTCCCCGCCGCCGCCGTCTCGCGACGGACCGAGCGCGGCTCGGTCCCTTACGCGTCGTGGGTCGCGCAGGGCCTGATGACGCAGACCGAGGGCGACGTTACCGACTACGCCGTCGTCGAGCGCGATATCCGCGCGGACGTCGAGCGGTTCCGCCCGAGCGAAGTCGCTTTCGACTCGTGGAACGCGTCCGATATCGCGAACCGACTGATGGCCGCGGACGTGCCGATGGTCAAGTTTCATCAGGGGGCGAAGTCTTTTCACCCCGGGTTTAAGGCACTCGAGCGGGCCTATCTCGCCGGCAAGCTCCGGCACGGCGGCGATCCGGTCCTTACGTGGAACGCGGCGAACCTCGTCCCGCGGCGAGACGAAAACATGAACCTATCGCCGGATCGGCGGCGCAGTGCCGAGAAGATCGACGGCATGGTCTGTCTCCTTATGGCGATGGCCCGCGCGACCCTTTCGGTGGAGGACTCGAGCGTGTACGAAGCTAACAACCTGCTGGTGCTCTAATGGCGTGGTGGAACCCGTTCAGCCGGCAGAAGGCGGTCACGGTCGACGATATCGCGCGCGAGATCGCTCGCGCTCGGATGGGGGCCTCCGGCGCGGTCGTCTCCTCCGAGTCGGCGATGCGCGTCGCCGCCGTCTACGGTTGCGTCCGCGTTATCTCCGAGACGGTCGCGTCGCTCCCGCTCCATATCTACCGGCGGACGGACCGCGGCAAGGAGCGCGCGAACACGCACCCGCTCTACCGGTTGCTGCACGACACGCCGAATCCGTGGCAGACCGCGATGGAGTTCCGCGAGATGATGCAAGCGCATCTCTGCCTCCGCGGGAACGCTTACGCGTACATCAACTGGGTCGGACCGTCGATCGTCTCCGAGCTGATCCCGATTCACCCCGACCGCGTGACCGTAAAGCAGCGGCCGGATATGTCCCTCGTCTACGAGGTCCGGAACGCGGGCGGCGCGACGACGGAGTTTGCGGCGGAGGACATTCTCCATATCCGCGGCCTCTCGAGCGACGGGATCTCCGGCCGCTCGGTCCTCGATGACGCGCGCGAGACGGTCGGCGTGGCGATCTCCACGCAGGAGTATGCGGGCCGGTTCTACGCGAACGACGCGACGCCGAGCCTCGCGGTAACGCTGCAGACGAAGCTCTCGCCGGAGGCGCGGCAGCGTTTCGTCAACTCGTGGCAGGAGACCTTCGGCGGTTCGCGTAACGCGCGCCGGACGGTCGTGCTCGAGGAGGGCGCGAAGGTCGAGCCGATCGCGATGACCTTCGATGACGCGCAGTTCCTCGAGACGCGCAAGTTCCAGCGGTCGGAGATCGCCGGGATCTTCCGCGTCCCGCCGCACATGATCGGCGACCTCGAGCGCGCGACGTTCGGGAACATCGAGCACCAGGCGATCGACTTCGTGACGCACTGCATCCGCCCGTGGCTCGTCCGCTGGGAGCAAGCCCTCTCGCGCGCGCTCTTTACCGCTCCCGGGTTTTACTTCCCGGAGCACGCGGTCGAGGGGCTTCTCCGCGGCGACGTCAAAAGTCGGTACGACGCCTATGCGATCGGCCGATTGAACGGCTGGCTATCGGCGAACGATATCCGCGCGCTCGAGAACATGAACCCGATCAACGGCGGCGACGTCTATCTGCAGCCGCTAAACATGGCGCCGGCCGGATCGCCGGCGGCGCAAGGGCAACCGTGAGGTGAGTGACATGACCGAGAAGAAGCACCTGCGGGTCGCCGCAGAGATCAAGGCGTCGGCCGAGGGCGTCATCGAGGGCTACGGCTCCGTGTTCGGGAACGTCGACAGCTACGGCGATATCGTCGTCGCGGGCGCGTTCGCCGAGACGCTCAAGGCGGGCCGCGCGCCGGCGATGCTCTGGCAGCACAACCCGGACGAGCCGATCGGCGTCTGGACCGAGGTCCGCGAGGACAAGCGCGGGCTCGTCGTTAAGGGGCAGCTCGCGCTCGGTACGCAGCGCGGGCGCGAGGCCCTCGAGCTAATCCGGATGGGCGCGCTCTCCGGCCTCTCGATCGGGTTCTCGACGGTCCGCTCGTCCTTCGACGAGCAGAGCGGTATCCGCTCCCTCCTCGAGCTCGATCTCTGGGAGGTCTCCCCGGTTACGTTCCCCGCGAACGAGGCCGCGCGCATCACGTCGGCGAAGTCGGCGGAGAACATCAAGACGGTTCGAGACTTCGAGCGCGCGCTGCGCGACGAGCTCGGCTTTTCCCGAGGTGCGGCGACGGCCATCGCGCTGCACGGTTTCAAGGCGACGCAGGGCGAGCCTGCCGCCGGTTCCGACGAGACGCAGGGCGATCCTGCCTCCGACGAGCTGCTGATGGCGATCAAGGCGGCGAGCGAGATCCTCGCGCGCTGACCCGCGTCACTTCGTTTCATTCATCCATTTCTTTTAGGAGAACAGTCATCATGTCGACCGAAATCAAGACCGCCGTCGACGGTCTCGCCAAGTCCTGGGCCGACTTCCAGGCCGCGGACCGCGACGCAAAGGCCCGCTCGGACGCCGAGCGGAAGGAGATCCTGGAGAAGGCCAACGCCGCGATCGAGGCTTCGCTCGCCGCGAAGGCCGCGGCCGAGGCCGCTGCGACGAAGGCCGGCCGCGCCGTCCTCGGCTCGGGCGGCGACGTCGATCCGTCGAAGGCCGAGCACAAGCGCGCCTTCGGCGCGTTCATGCGGAAGGGCCTCGAGACCGGCCTCCGCGAGATCGAGCGCAAGGCCACGCAGCTGGCGGTGAACGCCGACGGCGGCTTCGCGCTCCCCGAGGAGATCGCCGCCGACGTGCAGGCGCGCCTCGTCGACATCTCGCCGGTCCGGCAGGTGGCGACGGTCGTGACCGTTTCGACGAACGACTACAAGCGGCTGATCGACGTCCGCGGCACCTCGAGCGGGTGGGTCGGCGAGACCGCGGCGCGTCCGGAGACGAACACGCCGCAGCTCGCCGAGCGCGCCGCGTTCATGGGCGAGGTCTACGCCAACCCGCGCGCGACGCAGTGGTCGCTCGACGACGTGTTCTTCAACGTCGAGGGGTGGATCGCCGAGTCGGTCGCGACGGAGTTCGCGCGCGCCGAGGGTGCGGCCTTCATCTCGGGCGACGGGACGAACAAGCCCAAGGGCTTCCTCAACTACACGACCGCGGCCACCGCGGACGCGTCGCGTGCGGATGCCACCCTCGAGCACATCGCGACCGGCGTGTCGGGTGACTTCGCCGCCTCGAACAAGGCGGACGTGCTCATCTCGACGATCTACAAGCTCAAGGCGGGCCTGCGCGCCGGCGCGGCGTGGATGACCAACAAGGCCATCCTCGGCGAGCTGCGCGCGATCAAGGAGACCAGCGGTCAGTATATCTGGCAGCCGGGCCTCGCGGCCGGTCAGCCGAGCACGCTGCTCGGCTACCCGGTGTTCGAGGCGGAGGATATGCCGGCGAAGGCGGCGAACAGCCTGTCCCTCGCGTTCGGCAACTTCCGGGCGGGCTACTGCATCGTCGATCGCGTGGGCATCTCGACGCTCCGCGACCCGTACAGCAGCAAGCCTTATGTCTCGTTCTACACGACGAAGCGCGTGGGCGGGATGCTGCTCGACTCCGAGGCGATCAAGGTCGTGAAGTTCTCGACCACCTGATCCTTCGGCAACCTGATCGGAGTAGTCCGATCTCGGGATGGGGGAGCGGCTCTCGGGCCGCTCCCCCTCTCCCTTTCCCCGACGAGGTTTATATGCGGATCGTTGTCATCAAGTCGTTCGCCTACGCCTACGGCGGGACGGACGTCGTGCAGTATGCGGCGGGCGATTCCGTCGACGTCCCGGCGGAGTGCGGCGAGCTCGCCGTCGCCGAGGGCTGGGCCACCGCCGCCGACGCCGAGAAGGCGGTCAAGCCGCCGGCGAACAAGGCGCGCAAGGCGAGCCCGGAGAACAAGTGATGTACGCGCTGCGGGTAGTTACCCCGCCGACCGCCGAGCCGCTCTCGCTCGCCGAGGCGCGCGCGCACCTGCGCGTCGACTCGTTCGCGGACGACGCGATGCTCGCCGGCTATATCCTCGCGGCGCGTCAGCATATCGAGTCGATCTGCGGGCTCGCGCTCTGCACGACGACCTACGCGATGACCCTCGACGACTTCCCGGTCTGGGCCGACGCCCTGCGCCTCCCGCGCGGCCCGGTTCAGTCGGTCTCGGCGGTCCGCTACTACGACGCGACCGGCGCGCTCGTCTCGTGGTCCTCCTCCGACTGGGAGACCGACCTCCGCTCGGAGCCCGCTCGCGTTCGGCCGCGCGACGGTTTCACGTGGCCCGACCCGGCCGATAAGCTCGGCGCGGTCGAGATCGAGTTCATCGCCGGGTACGGCGGGCCGGAGCTCGTCCCTCAGCCGATCATGCAGGCGATGCGTCTGCTCGTCGGTCACTTCTACGAAAACCGCGAGGCGGTCAACGTCGGGAACATGGTGACCGAGCTCCCGCTCGCCGTCGACGTCCTCCTCGGTCCTTATCGGCCCCTCCTGTGAGAGCGGGTCGCCTCCGCCACCGGGTCGCGGTACAGCGCGCGACGGACGGAACCGACGCCTACGGCGACGCGACTCCGACGTGGACGACGCTCGCAACCGTCTGGGCCTCCGTCGAGCCGCTAACCGGCCGCGAGTATTTCTCGGCCGCGCACCTTCAGGCGGAGGTGACGACCCGGATCGTGCTCCGCCCGATCGACGGCGTGACCCTTACCCCGAAGGACCGCGTGCTCTACGGCGCGCGCTCGTTCGATATCTTGCAGGTCTCCGACGTCGGCGAGCGCGGGCGGGAGCTTCAGATCATGGCGCGCGAGATCATCGTCTAATGCCCGTCGTCACGGAGATCAAGGTCGAGGGCCTCGCCGAGCTCGAGGCTCGGCTCCTCGAGCTCGATGCGGTCGCCGGCAAGAAGCTCCTGACCCGCGTCACCCGTCGCTCCCTCCTACCTCTCCGCCGCGCGGCCGTCGGAAACGCGACGCGACTCTCGCGGTCCGGCGCGCTCGCGCAGTCGGTGAAGATCGGGAACGTCCGGGCCGGGCTCGGCGAGACCGTCGCGGCGCAGGTCGGCCCGCGGAAGGCGGACCGGCGCGCGATCGCGCTACACAATCTCTACTACCGACGCCGGCGCAAGGGGATCTTCTACGGCCACCTCGTCGAGTTCGGCTTTGCGCCTCGCGGTCGCGCGGCGCGCAAGGTCGCCGGCCGGCCGTTCCTCGGTCCGGCGTGGGACGCGACCCGGGCTGGTATCCCGGCCGAGTTCCGCCGCATCCTCGGGCTCGCGCTCGATCGGATCGTCGCGCGATCGCGCCAACGCTCGACCGCTACCGAGAGGCTCGTCGATCCGTGAGCATCGAAAACGCAATCATCGCCCGCGTGAAGGGCCTCGCGACCGGGGCCGGTCAGCGCGTGTACCGCGAGGTGATCGCGCAGGAGCCGACCCTCCCGGCCGTCGCGATCTCGCGGACCGCCGGCGCGGGGATCGCGCGGACGCTCGGGAACGCGCCGCTACTACAGCGGGCGACGCTCCGGATCGAGGTCGTCGGCGACACGATGGCGCAGGTCGCGCCGGTCGCCGCGGCGATCGTCGCCGGCCTCGACGGCTGGACCGGTAGCGTCTCCGGCGTGACCGTTCTCCGAGCGTCGCTCGTTCAGCAGCAGGAGCAGGCGGAGGCGCAGGGCGACCGGACGCTCCGCGTCGTGCAGCAAGACTTCGACTTCGTGTTCCGTTAATCGGCCGGCCTCGGCCGCGTTACAACCTCGCCGCCCGAGGGCGGCTTTTTCTGGAGAAAGGAAATGACCGCAATCATCAGCACCGGCACCGTGCTCTCGGCCGGCGACGGCGTGACGCCCACCGAGGGTTTCGCGCCGGTCGCGCAGGTTCAGGAGATCAAGTGGAGCGGCTACGCCCGCAAGATCGTCGACTCCTACGTCCTCGGCTCGACCTATCCCGAGCGGATGGTCGGAACGCACGACCCGCAGAACGTCGAGCTCAAGCTCCTGTTCGATCCCGCCGAGGCGTCGCACGAGGCGATCCGCGCCCGGCTGATCGCCGGCACGGCGCACAACTACCGGATCACGCTCCCCGACGCCGGCTCCTATCAGGTGCAGGTCCGCGGCGTGTTCACCAAGTTCGAGATCGACGCGCTGACCGCCGAGGGCGCGGAGGTCGTCGTTAACGCGACGCTCGAGCTGACCGCGCTGCCGACGGTGACCCCGTAATGCCGGCGTCCCGCGATCTCCTGCGGGCGCAGATCAGCACGACGCTCGCCCGGGCGACGGTTCGCCCGATCACCGTGGCGGGCGTCGAGCTCTACGTCCGCGGACTCTCCGGCGCGGAGCGGGTAACGCTCCAGCGGTGGGCCGCGGAGGCCGAGGCCGGCGGCGAGCCGGTCTCCGACTTCCGCGTCGCGTGGCTCGGCCTCTGCGACGCCGACGGCGTGCGGCTGTTCGAGCAGCCCGACGAGCTCGGCGTCCTCGACGGGTCCTCGGTCTCGGAGATCGCGAAGGCGGTCATCGAGGCGTCGGGCCTTTCGTCCGGGGCGGCGGAGGCTGCCGCAAAAAACTAACCCGCGAGCCGGAGCTCCTGCTCTGGTACCGGCTCGCGGCGCAGTTCGGCATCCCCGTCGGGGAGCTACAAGAGCGCATGAGCTCCGAGGAGTTCACGCACTGGGGCGCGTTCTTCTCCGCGGAGCCGTTCGGCTTCGACGCGGAAAACTGGCGTATGGGGATGATCGCGTCGACCGTCGCTAACGCGGCCGGCCCGAAACGCAGCGGCAAGGCGTGGCGGGTCGAGGACTTCGTGCCGGCTCGGCGGACGGAGGCCGAGCCCGAGCGCGGGCAGACGGTCGAGGAACAGCGGCGAATCCTCGCCGCGATGGTCGGCGGAGTAACACATGGCTGATATCGGCACACTCGTCGTCCGGATGGCGGCGGACTCGGCGCAGATGCGCTCCGAGCTCGATCGCGTCAAGAGCGAGCTGAAGAAAACCGACAGCGGCGTCTCCGCGCTCTCCGGCGCGTTTAAGAGCCTCGGCGGGATCGTCGCGACGTTCTCGATGGCGGCGGTCGTTACGCAGGCCCTGCAGGCCGCGGGCGCGCTCAACGATACGGCGGTCAAGACCGGGCTCTCGGTCGACGCGCTGCAGCGGCTGCAGTTCGCGGCGACCCTCTCCGGCGGCTCGCTCGAGGGCGTCTCCGGGGCGGTCGCCCGGATGCAGAAGGCCCTCGTTGGCGCGGAGGAGGGCGGGAAGGAGGCGACCGCCGCGCTCGACCGGCTCGGACTTTCGGCGCAGCAGATCCTTGCGCTCTCGCCCGATAAGCAGTTCGAGGCGATCGCGCAGAAGATCGCGGCGATTTCGGACCCTGCCGAGCGCACCACCGCCGCCATGGCGCTGTTCGGCCGGTCCGGCGCGGAGCTTATCCCGACGCTCGTCGCCCTCGGAGCCAACGGCGAGGAAGTGGCGGCGCAGCTCTCCGCCATCGGCGGTCCGGTCTCGGCGCAGGCGATCGCCAACGTCGACACCTTGGGCGACCAGCTCGACGTGCTCAAGACCGGCGCGAAGAACACCGCCATCGAGCTTACCGCGCTCGCGTCCGCCATCCTCGTCCCGCTGCTGCGGGAGACTAACGAGTGGATCAAGTCGCTGCGCATCCTGACGGGCGGCGGCGGCGAGCTCGAGAAGCTGCAGCGCAAGCTCGAGATCCTGCAGGAATCGCGGGACTCCATCCCGCTGTTCTTCAATTTCGGATACGTCGAAGGGCAGGGCGTGGTGCTCGGCCGTCGCGGCCTCGAGCAGGCCATCCGCGGCGTGCGTGCCGAGATCGACGCTATGCGGGCGAGCGCGGCGGGCGCTCTCGCGACCGCGCCGGCGACGGTCCCGGTCGACATTCTCCCGCCGCAGATCCCGAACCTCGGCGGCGCGACGGGCGGGAAGGGCGCGAAGGCCGGCGAGCGCGCGCTAACTCCGGCCGAGATCCGCGAGCGAGATCAGCTCGAGCGGGAAAAAAACTTCAAGCGCGAATACGACACGACCGCGCTGCACTTCTCGAACCTCGAGCTGCTCGCGATGGATCACGCCTCGGTCCTCGCGAACATCGACGCGACGAGCGCGGCGCAGCGCATACAGGTCGCGTCGGACTTCGAGTATTTCCGCGCCGATATCGCGCGCGCGTTCGGGCTGCAGCAGCTCGACTTCGAGGCGATCAAAAACTCGTCGATCATCGACCTCGCCGGCGAGCTGTTCACGAGTCTCGCCGGCCAGAACACCAAGCTGTTCAAGGTCCAGCAGGCGTTCGCCATCGCCAACGCCGTGATCAACACGGCCGAGGGCGTCACCAAGGCGCTGCGCTCGCTGCCGTTCCCGGCGAACCTCGGCGCCGCCGCGAAGGTGGCGCTCGCTGGTGCGATCCAGGTCGCCAAGATCCGCAGCACGGTTCCGGGCGGGTCGGCAAACGTAAGCTCCGCCGGCCTCTCCGGCGGCTCGACGGGAACGTCGCCGGCGATACCGCAGACCGCGGGGAACGCGTCGCAAGCGGAGCAGGCTCCGCGGATCGCGCAGGTCGTGATCAACGGCAACCTGTTTTCCTCGCGCGAGACCGCCGACTGGCTCGTCGAGCAGCTCTCGGACGCGATCAACAATCGGGACGTCGTGTTCATCAACGGGAACAGCCGTCAGGCTGGGCTTATCGCGGGGACCTGATCCATGCCGGCCGTCACCTATACCGCGAAGCGCAGCCTAATCGGCGGACATTCGTCGGGCTTGCAGTATTCGCTCGATCTTCGTCTCGTCGAGGGCGGGCTCGGCGTCGGCCGCAAGGTCGGATCGGAGACGCAGCGGTCGCTCTCGGACCGGACCGAAACGCTCTATTTTTACGGCAAGCGCACGTGGTCCCTGATCGCGCTCGTCCTTAACTCGACCGAGCGCGCCGCGCTCGAGGAGTTCCTGCACTCCGTCGAGGCGGGCGAGTCGTTCACGTTCTCGCCTTACGGCTCCGCCGCCGCGATGGGGACGACCTTCTCCGCGCGCCGCGTGACGTTCACGTACAACTACGAGCGGATCGACGGCACCGGCGCGACTCCGAACGACGACGCGATGCGCGTCTCCTTCGACGTGGAGGAGGTCTAAATGCGAACCGATCCGGCCGCGTTCGCGGCGGCTAACGTCGCGTCGATCAAGGAGCCGCGGTTTGTCGTCCGCATCGACTACGCCTCGCCGGTCTATATCACGAGTCACGTCGGGATCTCCGGCGTCTCGGGGACCGTTATCGACGGCGCGCTCCTCGAGCCGTCGATCATCTCGCAGCGTCTAAACCCGATCGACGGTCGCTCCGAGATCGGCTCCGCCTCGTTCTCCGTCGTCGACCTCGGCGGTGCTCTTACCGACGAGATCCGCTCGCGGCTCGGCGCGGCGTCCGGCCTTCGCGATAAGCAGGTCGCGTTCTTCCTCGGCTACGCGGGCCTCGCGTTCTCCGACTTCGTGCTCGTCGGCACGCAGCGCGTAACCGAGGCGCAGTTCGATAAGGGCCGATATCAAATCTCGTGCGCCGATATCCAACGCTCGGCCAAGAAAGATATCTTCGAGCTCGCGGAGACGACGCTCGCGCAGTCGCTCTCGGCGACCGATACCACCGTGGCCGTATCCTCGACGGCCGGCTTTACGGCCGTGTTCCACGGGCCGACCTATTCCGACGCCGCGAACACGACCGTCGGCTACGTCAAGATCCGGGACGAGGTAATCCGTTACACCGGAAAGACGGCGACGACGTTCACCGGGTGTACGCGCGGCGTCCTCGGTACGATCGCCGCGGCCTACGAGGTCGACGCCGCGACGCCGGCGGCGCGCCGCGAGAAGGTCACGGAGCACGTCTACCTTGAGCTGCCCGCGGTCAAGATCGCCTACGCCATCCTCACGGGGCAGCTCTACGGCGACGCCGCGACGCTCCCGACTTCGTGGCATCTCGGCATCTCGCCGTCGCTTATTCGCGCCTCGGACTTCACCGGGATCGGCGGCGACCTCTGGGACGGCGCGAACGCGGGCGTGGTGATCCGGTTCGAGGGACTAAAGAAAACGGATGGCAAGAAGTTTCTCGAGGAGGAGATCTGCCGCCTCCTCGGCGTATTCATGCCGGTTTACGCCGACGGCGCGTGGGGCCTTCGCCGCGCCGCGCGCGTTCTCTCCGACGCCGCGACCGTCGCGACGCTCGACGAGTCGAACAGCGTGCAGGTCGGCGAGCTCGTTCACGATATGGACGAGCTGCACAACGTGTTCCGGATCTTCTGGAATTGGAACGGCTCCGACTACACGCGCACGACCGCGCTGATCGACGCGACCTCCGCCGCGACGCACGGCAAGGCGGACCCGCTCGACCTTAAATTCAAGGGCCTTTATGGCGGGCGCGCGACCGACTCGCTGATCTACCAGCTCGTCGACGCGCTCCGCGATCGCTACGCCGCGCCGCCGCAGCGGCTTACCGCGACGCTGCTCCACTCGCTAAACCGGCTCGAGGTCGGCGACGTCGTTCGCGTCCGCTACGCCTCGGTCCGCGACTTCGCCGGCGCGGGCGCGTCGATCGACCGCGCCTTCGAGATCCAGAACATCTCGGTGAATCACCGGACCGGCGCGGTGCAGCTCGAGCTTTTCGGCTCGACCGCGCCGGCCTCCGCGCTCTCGCCGACGACCGCGACGACCGCGCTCCCGGATGCGTTCTATACCTCGGCCGGCTCGCCGCTCTCGTCGGTCGCGACGATCACCGCCGGCGTCATGGCGACCGGGACCTATACGCTCGCCGGCGGCTCCGACCTTACCGCCGCCGGCTCGATCTGGTATCACGCCGGCGACCTGACGATCCCACAGGGGACGACGCTAAACATCTCCGGCAACGTGCAGCTCCGCGTCCGCGGCTACCTGACCGTAAACGGCGCGATCAACGGCGTCGGCGGCGGTCTCGCGGGCGTCGCGGATAACGCGAGCCCGACGGTACAGCTCCTCGGCAACCCGGGGTGGGTCGGCAACTCTCGCGGCCTCGACGGGATCGACGCGTCGCAGGACTACTCGAACGGCAACGCGCGGCTGCAGACCGTCCCCGTCCCGGTTACGCAGGGCAAGCACGCGTCGTTCCCGTACCTCGAGGTTACGGTCGACGGGAACGCGCTCCGCGGTCTCCCGACCGACCTCCGCGGGACGGGCGGCGGTCCGGGCGGCAAGATCACCTCGGGCGGCAAGGCGACCTTGCGCGCGCAGGGCGGGGCGGGCGCGGCCGGCGGAGCGGGTCTCGCGGTCATCTCGCGGGGATTCTCGACGGGCGCGTCGGCGACCATCAACCTCTCGGGCAACAGCCCGACCGCGCCGGCTCTGCACGGCCCGCTGCCGAATATGTATTACCCGGGCGCGGGCGGCGCGGGCGGGCCGGGCTCGATCCTCCTTCTCCTCGACGGCTCGACGGTCTCGGCTCCGGACATTACCAACCGGTTTATCGCGAACACCGGGACCGTCCCGCAGCCGCAGCCGTTCCTCGGCAAGCTCACGTTCCTCGATAACGAGCCATATCACCGGTATGACGATAACGAGGACCCGTGGGCCGGCTACCCCGACCCGGCGGTAATCTCCGGCCGCTCGCTCGCGGGGAGCGCGCAGCGCATCCAGTTTATTCCTGCGCCAGAGACTGCCACACCGGACGTCGTGGCCGCTCCTCCCTCCGCCTCGGGTCTCTCCGCCGTGGCGCAGGACGGCTTCGTGCTCGTCTCGTGGACCCTCCCCGCCGACCCGGCGAGCTACGACGCCGTGGAGATCTTCGCCTCGACGACGAACGACCGGACGACGGCGGTCAAGGTGTTCGACGGCCGG